TCTAATCCCTTTGTCTCTATACCCTTGAGAGCGTCTTCTAGCTCTTTCAATTGACTGAAGATCTTCTTAGATGTCTGGTCGATATTCTTATATCTTACCGCAGACGGTACGAACAAGTCCTCCACTAAATCTTTTTGGATGGATGGTGAAGCAGTTCGTAGGACAGGATCAAGTCCGAGTTCGTCACTTATCTCCCCGACTATCCTATCTGTCTCTTTGCCAAACAAGTCATCCAGTTGTTCTTTAGCTCCCTCTTGCTCCATAGAGCCGAATTCCTTCTTCTTACTTTGCTTTACTACTCGACTTCTTGGACCTTCAGCTTCTTGTAAAGCTTCACGGGTAGCAGTTACTCCTAAGTCTTCTTCTCCAAAGACACTTAAAGGAGTACTCTGTTTAGGGTAATTTCCTCTTGGCATGTACTTTTGATCGCCACGTTTAATAGCAGCCTTACGTCCTGCTTGATTCTTGGCCCGTTCCCGTACAGTTTGTCCTTGATAGCTCTTTCTTCCTGGGAAGGACTCGAAGTGTTTCTCTAATCGCTTCTCAGCCTCTTTAGTAGCATCTTCTAGAGAGATAGTAGGATTCTCTTCAAAGATGTCACGAGTAGCATTTTCGAGGAAGTCAGTAGAATACTTTCCACGGACACCTTCTTCCTGAACATCGAATTTGGTCCCTGAAGCAGAGGTTAAATCATCTGGCCCAGGACCAACTATTTCATTAAGCTCTTCGTCTAGCTTACCAATCTTGTTCTGTGGCTTTAAGGCAGGACCAGGAATGGTATCCGATGTAGGAGCCAATAGTTTTTGGATAAGAGCTTGTAATATCTTAGGATTGGTGACTGGCATGTCTCACATCCCTACGATGTTCTTGTATGTCTCTTTCTCCCCATTGTCTCCAACCAACCTGTTTAGGTTCAGCCTTAACTATTAACTTAGAGACATGAGGACGATTAGACAACATGTACTTAATAGTGTCCATAGCATGATCATCTTTATCTACTGGCTGGTCAACCTGTTCTCCAGTGGGATTCTTCTTCCAGTAGTAATCATTGATCTCATCAATGAAGAATTCTAGTTCATCACTTACATATAGATAAGGAGCACCGAATTCCCCTGTAATTGGATTCTGGTGATTAGCTTGTATAGCTAGATACTGACTAACCTTGACAATGCCATTAGCTATATCGTTATTGCCACGAGTACAGACTAAATCCTCTTCTAGGAACATGTCAGAGATAGACTTGCCGACTAACTTCTTTCCAACTGTCTTTCTACGGAAGATGTCAGGATCAGCAAGGATCATGTTCTGTTCGATGTTGTATTCTTTTCTAATATCCTTAATACCAAGGAATTCTTCTTGGCCTGGATCGTGGACACCATTAATATGTGCATCTAGTCCCAATTCAGCCTTATAAGCACCAGCCATGAGGAAGACATTGCCTTTATCATCACAGAAACCTAACATGTAACAGAATGGAACAGCTAGACCGTAATCATAGCCCTCGATGATTGTAACGGCCTGTGTCTTCATCTGCTGTTGTCTATAGTAGTTAATTATAGAGTGATGAGACATTACATGGACGCCTTCATCAAAGGCAGGATAAACAAGACCTTCGTAACTAGCCCATTGTCCCAACAAGAAGCGAGTACGCATCTGCCCCTTATACGTAGACTCAAGAGTACGTATGAAGTCTGGTTCTAGGTTCTCCTTGTTCTCATAGGTAGAACCCTCATGTACTTCTATGATCGGAATAGGCATTCCATCATCACCACGAACTATCTTTCCATCCTCATCTACTTCACAGAGTAAGTCGTCATTGATGACAGGACGTTTCTTCTTTCCAGTAGTAGGATCATATGGCAACAAGTCATGTATAGGTTTGACTAGCTTACGATATACCCAACCGCGAGTAGGATTAGTAGTAAGCAAAAACTGACGAGGCCCAGTTGAAGGCATTGTAGGATCATCACCAATGTAAGGGGTTGATCCTCGTAATCTTCCAAGCAAGTCCAAGAAGTCCTTATGGACGATCTCTGGGTCTTCCATCTGGTCAACAATAACTGCATCATATGTAGCGGAGAGCAAGTTTGAAGTAGTTGCTTCGTGGCCGACCTTACCCTGTTGAGCAATGTATCTAAAGTTAATTGTCGTTCCATTGGTTAATGTACATGTATTAGAGGCGTTAGCACTCTTAGGAAAACTCTCTATCCAATGTGGAGGACACCATTTCAGAAACTCTTTACGAAGTGTATCATTAAGTTTAGGATATGTAGACCTAGCCATAAGAATATTAGCGCCAGGATAGTCCTTAGCCAATTGGAGACATTTGATACAAACTGTCGCTGTCTTGCCATTAGCAAATCCCCCACCAAAGAGTTGTACTTTAACGCGGGAGGCTAAGAATCTGCCGTTAAGGCTTCCTTTATGGATTCGATAGGTAGGCATTACCTATTGTCAACTACCCAATCAGAACTAGTAAGGACATCAGTGTTGAAGTCTCCATCAACTCTCTTGCCTACATAGTTCCTGTCGGAAGCTACATCATGGGCGCGTTCACCAATGTAACTAGGAGTGAGATTGGCAATAACGGTTGCAGCACCACGATTGACGCTGCTAAGTTTGTTTTCTATCCCGCTACCAGTTCTACCTCCACCATTACCACCAACTTCTACTACAGTAGCCATCTTAGTCTCCTTTGCTATAATGGGTATTATATGTTTAATTCTCTATCAGCTAAGATTCTCCGTATTACCTCAGCATTTTCCTCAGAGAAGTCTGGTTGATCGGGAAGATCA